TACGTATCCTTACGTCATCGGGACATCTGGCCCACCAAATAAGTAACTTTACCAATGTTCTTACGTTCATTGGTATTCGTGGGCCAAGGCCCACTCTACATTTAAACGGGCCTTCGGCCCTTATTTCGTTAATAAGGTCAATCCGACAGGTCTTAATTGCGTTTTCAGCTTTTCGGCATAGCGTGTATTGATGTGTGTTTTTTATTTTTATGCACACCGTATACCATTTACGTATTATTCTAATTACATAAATCACCATTCCATTATTTAATATTATATTTGTATTAATACTGGAATACATATCACAGGACTGTTACACCATCGTCCCCGATGACTATCCATATACAGGAGTCATATGAGATCTTCTCATCGTTCGATGCCATGATAACATTCCTGTATATAACGTTTTCTTCCGCGTTCTCAGACGATGATGGTACTTCCTCATCACAGAATAGAACCACATCAACGGAATATGTGTCTCCTTGATCCTCCACATACTCATGACAGAAGAAGGACATCGTGTTCAACCTGTTAGCCACCGATTTATTTGTGACCTCGCATATTACCACACTATCCTTCTTCATCTTTGCCGCAAGGGCAACTATCGAAGTCTTCATCTCCTTAACTGCAAGCATAGCATCATCAAAATCACCAAACCCTAGAATCCTTCGTACCTGACGTTTCACCTTCTCACAGAAGAGAAGGTTAAGCCGGGATCTCCAGTAGTATTCCTTAATCACTCTCTTCACATCGTCAGGATAGACATCCTCTTCCCATCGATCCATCTTCCACGACCTCCGAGTGATTCAGGAATAGGCGAAACCCTACAGGTTTAAATAGCCTATCCTACGCGCACCACGAACAAATATCTACTAACGTTTCCTTCGTTTCTAAGCAACGAATATGCCGTTACCGTAACGGACGTTAACGGTGCCTTACTTCTGAAGCCATCCATCAACGCGTGCTTTTAATTTAAGCACGTGGGTGTTCCGTCCCAAGCGCTGGGGGTAATAATAGTCCCCAGCGCT